AGAACAAGTACAACCGCAATCTTCGTCGAGCCAAAGGTGGACTAGGAAGCGGAATCGCTCGGCGGCTGACTTGTATTTTTCAAGGTCGGTCATGCAACTCTCCCCCAGGTGTCCAACCAACGGCAAACCAGGTCAACCGGAAAGAACTTAACATCTTTCGACGGCTTGCGTCCTGATTCCCAAAGAACCATCCCATCCGGTGTTGTGGCCCTCTCGCTCAGATGTTTTCCTTCTTTGGTGTAACGATCAACAATGTTCACGTAAGGAAGCGTCCTAAGATCAATCGAATCAGGCATTTGGGGCCTCTTGGAAGGAGTCGGCGGGCGGTACAACTTTCTTTTTGGTGGACCAAAATCTTTCGGCTCGTGCCTTCTTTACCCCTTCGCTTCGTTTCTTCTTTTCCTCTTCAGACATAGGGCCGAGAACAGTCCCTTTTTTCAACCCAACAGAAGCAGCGTGTCTTCCTTCTGCATACGCTAGTTTCAAGCTTGCGCTAGTCTTTGCCCTAGATTCTTCTCTTTGGGTTGTTCCCAATTTATGGTTTCCCGTAGACCCTTTGGAAATGTTCGCCCGGCCCTCGGGGGTGTGGTGCTTGCCAAAGTTGGCGGCGGACATCCGGGTGGCGTACTCCGGGTCTTCCCATCTTTCCTTGCACTTCTCACCAATCTTTTGTTTGGTTAAATCGGTCGGCATACTTCCATCGCCGCCATGTGTTCCATTATATCCTTTGCAAGAATCTATAGATTCTAAAGCAGCGATCCATTTTCTCTCGGACTCGTTTGCTTGCTCCAGGGTCTCTACTTCCTCAACAACTTCGACGGAAAATACCTCTTCTCCGTGCCCACGAATTGCTCGGTAGAAATAGTTGTCAACTCCCTTTTTGGAGCAAGATTTGTGTTGGGCCCATCTTTGGGAAACGCCTTTGCTAGTTTGCCCAACATAGGTTTTTCCGTTGTCTTGGTTGGTTACAACATAAATCTCATACATTTTGCTCATCCTTAACATGAGGTTTGGGCTTCCGGGGCTGCGGTTAAGGCGCAACCCCTTTAGCCGTTGATTCGAATCTAGTTACATTATACCACACTTTCGTGTGGTTGCAACAACTATTTTCGAACTATTTTCAGTACAGCTAAAGCACGTAGAATCACGAACTTGAGGTCTGTGACTGGATTCTCCGCAAGGTCATCGTGCTTCCTGGCACGGTATGTTGCTCATTCTACGTTGTTTAGAATGGATTAGCTCATTTCTGGCTAATTCATACGGTTGGTTGTTCCCGTATGGTCGGACTATTGCATGTCCTTTCGGACCCACTTCGCTTAGTCTCTCAGCCTGCTTTCGCTTGGCCCTCCTTGGCATTTCAGCGTCGGAGTCAATCAGAAGTGGTTTATCCTGCGCCCGTATGTTAACGCAGTGTGTTCGTATAACGACTTTTCTGTTATCGTCCATTATCTGGACAGATCGGTCATTTCTGCCGACCTCTCATACTTATGGTTCGTATGAGAACGGACTATCGCATCCCCTCTCGGGGTCCTCTTGTTTAGTCTCTCACGGTGCTTTGCAGCTTCCGCCTTGTTGCCATTTCAGGGTTCAAGTCAATTAAAGAGGATTTAGACAACGCCAGTTTTACTCAACGTTGTAGCTTACCCATCCACCGATTTGACGGGCCGGATCACTTGAGCTTCCCTGCTCAGGAGCCGACTGAATAAACAGCTTGTAGTTCTTGCTGTTATCATTCGGGTTTTTCCCGCTTGCTGTTACCATCCATTATCTGGACGACTAACTCATTTCTGGTTAGTTCACTTAGTTACATTCCTAAGTGGTCGGACTATTGCATGATCCATTTTATGGACCCCTCTTCGTTTAGTCTCTCACGGTCTCTTTCGAGTTCCGCCTCGTTGGCATTTCAGCGTTCGAGTCAATTAGAAGAAGTTTTCCATCGCCGATTACGCGGCGAGGTCCCCGGAGTTAAGGAACACAGAGAAGATCGCGTCTTCACCGAAAATATAAGTGTTGTAGAATGTGTTGCCACTTATAGTCACGGTCGGAGCAGTCGTGGTTTGCTTGAACGTTACGCCAGCAAACGAGATAACATCCTCGTTCTTCGGCAGTTCAAACAGCATGGAACGCATACCTTCGTCACGCTTGATAATGTCGGTCAGACCATTGAAAGACGTGTCGTTCAGGATGTCGCGGACCACGCTCGGGTGGATGATGCCCCCGAATTTGTTGTCCACGAGAGGACGTGCGTTTACGGCAATCAAGGACTGAGCAGCGGAACGAACGTTGTTAGCTGTCAGGTAGGAGCCGTTTGCAAGTTGAATGTTGACCAGGGCATCAATCGCAACAGCCGAGTCAGCGGTAAGCTGGACAAGGGTGTTGAGGGTGAGGGCCAGGCGGTAGTTCAACTCATTTGCGAGATTCTGCAACAAACCCGGGTCATCAATGGCGACATCGAGTGCAAGGTCGCTGGAGTTGATGAAATCCGCGTATTGTCCAATCGTTGCAAGAATCTTGTTGCTGGATTCAGAGATGGGCGAACCGCATTATGTTTTAGGACTCCAACGTCACCGTTGGGTCTCGCCTAACATCGCTGCTAGGATCGGACTCTATCATCTATCCATTATCCGGACAGTTTGCCGTATTAGTCTCTGGGGAGATTCCGCGCCTATTAAGCGCCTTCATTCTCAGAAAATAATCCAGTTTCTGCTCCTTACTAAAAGAATGGTTATTTCTTACCCACTCCATGAAAAGAACAGCACGCTCTTGTTTCGCAATCAGATAAGGAACTAGGGACAGTAGTTTTTCTTCCCTGTCTTTTCTTCCTTGGAGACCAGCAGACCCGGACAGTGTCCAAGCCCCTTCGTCTCTATCGTGTTCTTTAACCATTACCGAGAATCTACCCCCAAAACGGGGGACGATCCAAGAGAATACACGATTATCTGTATTTGAAATTTTAGCGTAGGATGTGTAGGACCCGTTGCCTTTTGCATTACGCTTCTGGAGACCGAAGGTTCCCTCCGCGTCGAACAACCCCGCAAGATACGCCCAATCTAGCTTAGTGGGTTCAATTGGGTTCTTACGGCTGTTCTGCACATCTTGTTTGTTAGCTGGAATATAGAAGTCATTGGCGTTCTGAATGTCTTGCATTAATTCTTCTCTCGCTTGCGGATTCTTTTCCGAACCGAGAGCGAAGAATAACACAGAGGCTTCTGCTTGACTTTTCTTGATTATGAGATACGGAGCAACATTCGAGGGAAGGTCTTTATTCCCTGTGTACCAAGCATATTTCTGTTTACGATTGCCCTTCGTAGGCATCTTCCGATATTGTCCGCCGAACACCTCGACCAACCAATTCATCAGATTTCTTGCTGTCGAATATACGTTAACAGTTAATTGGTATCCGGCCCGTTTATCGTGCCTGATACTGAAACTTCCGTCGCCGTCAATTAGACCGGCTAAAAAAGCCCAACGCTTGGGGTGGATGTCGTTTCGCAAAGAATTTTCCTCCGTCTTGTCTATATGTATTATATCACAGCTACGCAACGTTTGCATACAGATATTGACGGATTTGGGCAAATTTTAGAACCGCAGGTTTGTTCACGGTTCCCTCAGCAGCCTGATTCAGGTTCGCAGCCAACAGTGCGTAGGTGTAGAACTGAATCTGGTTACCCTGACGAAGAGGCAGCGGACGCTGCTTGGTCATACTGAGGAAGGGTGTGTTTGCTTTGAGGTTAGGGATCGCTTCCCGTTCATCACTGTGTTTTTGAGCACCAACATCACTGTTGGGCTGCGCCTGTCATCGCTGGCAGGGTCGGACTCTATCTTCAGTCCATTATCTGGACTGTTCGGCGTATTAGCCTCTACGGATTCTGGATTGCTCCAGTCTTTCCTCGGTATTGTCTCAGGGAGAGTTCCACCGAATTAGCCGAATTTTAATTCACCAAGATTTTAGTGAATTGCTACCAAGTTGGGGAGAGCGCCCGAAGTAACGATTATCGCTGGTGTGTAACTCATAGTTACCCCTTTTGTTTAGATAGAGCGCCGACTTTTTGCAATGTGCATCTGAGTCGCCCGCCACAATGCTTGGTGAGCTTCGTCTGACATATTGTTTAAGTCCTCGGCTGAGGGCGCTGTGAGGGTCTCGGGCGGCGCGACGGGTGTTACGTCGTTTCTCCCAATTCCCAAAGCCGCTCTCGGGCGCGTCACCACTTGAACAATCCGTTCGTTGGGGCGCGGCGCAGGCAGTGCCGGTCCGTTTGACGGAACCGCTACCGGCGGAGTGGGTTCGGCCTGAGATTCAGGCGGAATTTGTCTTGGCCTCGGGGCCGTGAGCAGCAATCCATCGCTGCTCAGGTCCGCAAAAGCCTCTTCAATGTTTGAAACTGTCCATTGTCCGGCGGAATGAAGATCGAACATATTCGCGTCGGGTTTGCCGAGCTTGAACTTGCTCAGCCAGCGGACAACGAGGTCGAAATTCTTTCCTTCTCTGTCCGGGTAATAGTCGGGGTTCCTTCGAACAAACTCCTCGCCCACGGCTCCGGTTTCGAGGTTGGCGTCTGCGTTCGCTCCCTTTTGCGCCAAGGAGAACACTTCGTCCATTGTTACTCCCCGTGTCTTTTGCATCAGAGCGTCGAAGGCAGCAGAGGGGTCGGATTCCCACATGGTCTTGATTTCGAAGACTTCGTCCGCCGTCAGCTTCCGGGTAGTGGTCGCCAGCTTTGGTGTGGTGGGCTGCACGGGGGCAGGCGTTCCGAACTTCAGCTTCCCGCTCAATTCCCGGATTTTCTTCGTGGCATTCAGCTTTCCGGTCAGAACGTTAATCAGAAGCTCGTCTTTGTTCTTACCCCAGAAGACCTCCGGTTTGGCACCAGTTCCGGGGTCGAGAACAGCCTTCCACTGGCCTTTTTCCTTCGTGCGGGTGACATACGCACCGTCTTCCAACTGAAAGACTTCCGGGCCTTCGGGCTCGGGCTCCGCTATGGGAGCAATAATCTCCGGCTCCGGCTGAGGATAGTTTGTAACTATCTCCGGAGTAATTAAGGGGTGCTCGTCCAAAAGATTGGGGTCGATTTCGTCCAGGTGGGCCGCGCTATAATCAACGTTGTTGAAAGGGTCGGGAGAGCCGTCTGAGTTGAGGGCCCAGGGATCAATTACTGGTTGGTTTGCCATGTCTTTCCTTCTTCCTGGAATCCCCAGGAACGCTTAGGTTTGTCCATTATCCGGACTGGTTAGTTGTATTGAACTG